ATAGTGATTTAATGAAACACGATAAAATGAAAAGTAAAAAATAGGAATAATCAATGGCATTACCTAATACAGTTAGAGAATTATCAGAAAATGAAGATTATAGATTTGGGTTGAGATTTCCACTTGAGTATAATAATCAACAAGGTGGTTTTTTTCCATCTACTAAAACTTTACGAGAACAGGTATCAAGTAATATAAAAAACTTATTATTGACCTCGAAAGGTGAAAGAGTTGGACTACCTGAATTTGGTACTGATGTCACTTCTATATTATTCGAACCAATAACAGGTGATATGGCTAGTAGGTTAGAATCTTCTATATCAGAAGGAATATCCAAATGGCTACCTTATGTTACTATTCAAAATATATATGTGATTACACCAGATGACCAACCCAATTCAGTATTAATATCAATTGAATTTAGTGTTGATGTTGAAGATCCAGATGCGGTTGAAACCATCACATTTAATTTCAATACAGCAGGTGAATAAACATGGCAAGAGAAATAGAATTCGGAACAAATATTAAGTCAGTAAAGAAAGATGTAAATTATATTGGTAGAGAATTTTCTACAATACGGGCTAACTTAATAGAGTTTGCAAAACAATACTTTCCAACAGCATATAATGATTTTAATGAAGCATCACCTGGTATGATGTTTATTGAAATGGCAGCTTATGTTGGTGATGTATTAAATTTTTATATAGATAATCAATATAGAGAAGCTCTTTTACATAGTGCAGAAGAGAAAAAGAATGTATTTAAAATTGTACAATCAATGGGATATAAACCAAAGATGGCAAATCCTGCAACTACAATTGCTGATATAACAGTTGAAGTACCTGCGTTAGAAATAGACTCTGATAATTATATTGCAGATTTAAATTACGCACCGATAGTTTCTGCAGACACATTATTTCAAGCTGGTGTAACTGATACTCAATTTAGATTACTTGATGATGTAAATTTCAAAACATCATCATCATTAGATCCACGATTTTCAGTAATATCACAAACAGATGATGATATTCCAACACATTTTAAACTTACTAAAAAAGGTGTAATACAATCTGGTGAAGTTAGTACAGAAGAATTTACATTTGGATTATCTAACAAATTCGATAAAATAATTTTAGCAAAAAATAATGTGGTTGAAATAACATCTTGTATTGATGATGATGGTAATCGATGGTATGAAGTACCTTATTTAGCACAAGATACTGTTTATGCAGACATTGAAAATTCTGCTGTGAATAGTCCTGACCTATCACAATATGCTGCTGAAACTCCATATTTATTAAAATTACTTAAAACTGCTAGAAGATTTACGACATATATTAGAAGTGATGGTAGAACAGAAGTAAGATTTGGTTCTGGTATAAGTAGTAATGCAGACGAAGAAATGGTCCCAAATCCTGATAATGTTGGTTCATCATTAAGTACTGGTATTTCTAAATTAGACGCTTCATTTGATCCAAGTAATTTTTTAAACACAAGAACATTTGGTCAGGCACCAGGTAATATAACATTAAAATTTACATATACACATGGTGGTAGTATTGAGGATAATGTATTATCAAATCAAATTACCGAAGTACAATCTAGTAATGTTGTTTTAAGTTCAGATGGTTTGGATACAGCTAAAGTTTCTGATGTTAAGGATAGTTTACAAGTACAAAATCCAGATCCTGCTACTGGTGGTTCTAGTGAACAAAATATTGATGAAATAAAACTATCCTCTATGGCATATTTAGCTACACAAAATAGAGCAGTCACAATGCAAGATTACATTACTCGTGTATATTCTCTACCACAAAAATATGGTAATGTAGCAAAAGCACATATTGTACAAGATGAACAATTAGACCAAGTTGCTGGTGGTGAGGATGGTGATAAACCAGACTTTAAGGAAGTAAGTAATCCATTAGCACTTAATTTATATGTGTTGGGTTATGATTATAAAAGAAATTTTGTACAATTAAATGAGGCCAGTAAAACAAATTTAAAAATATATTTATCTCAATATAGAATAGTTACCGATGCTATAAATATAAAAGACGCTTTTATAATAAATGTTAATGTCAAATTTGCAATTATAACCCAAAGAGGTAATAACAAAAATGAAGTTTTAATGAGATGTATTGACAAAGTAAAAAAACATTTTAATCCTAAAAAATGGCAAATAAATCAACCAATAATAATGAGTGATATAGCATATCAAATCTCATTAGTAAAAGGTGTAGCAAGTGTAGTTCCACCAACAGAAGATAATCCTGAGAAATCCCTTATATTAGTTGAAAATAAATATGAAAAAGATGATGGTTATAGTGGTAATGTATATGATTTAGATGCTGCGACCAAAGAAGGTATAATTTATCCATCATTGGATCCTTGTATATTTGAAATCAAATTTCCTGATTTAGATATTGAAGGTAAAGTAGTAGGAGATATTTAATGTATTATTTTATTTACCCCGATTCAGATACAACAATTTATGAAGGTGGTTTAACCCAATCTTTAAATGCTGGAATTGATCCTATATTAGAAGTACAGAAGTTAATTGATGCAAGTGGAACAATTACACAGGCATCAAGAACATTGATTAAATTTGATTATTCAGATATAATAAGAAAGAGAAATCAAGGTGCTATACCTACTACTGCTAAATATTATTTAAATTTATATGATGCTGGTTCACAGGAATTAAAAGTAGAACAAACAGTAGATGTTTATATGATTAGTGGTAGTTGGACACAAGGTAGTGGTAAGTCAGATAGCAATCCAGTTATAGATGATGGTGCTAGTTGGAAATATAGGAGTGGTACTAATCAATGGAAAAGTGGAAGTGCAACTGCACCAGAAACTATGGGTGGGGCATGGTTTACTTCAAGTCTTAGTGGTCAGTATGAAGTGAGTAATTCATTTGATTTGAAATATGAAACTAAAGATTTAAGAATAGAAGTAACTGATTTGGTAAATAATCAAATATTATCAAGTTCTATATATGGTAATAATGGATTTTTATTAAAACGACCTGATTCAGCTGAAACAAGTTCAATACACTTTGGTGATTTAAAATTTTTCTCAAAAGAAACTCATACTATATATCCACCTAAATTAGAAGTTGAATGGGATGATTCGGTTTGGAATACTGGTTCTCTCTCGCCACTATCATCAACGGACTTAGAGAGATTAACGGTATATTTTAAGGGAATTAGGCCTGAATATAAAGAAAAATCAAAAGTAAGATTTAGATTAGTTGGTCGTGAATTATATCCAACACGAGGATTTGATACTACACCAGCAGCACTTAATGTCAAGACATTGCCAAGTGGAAGTATGTTATTAGAACATGGAACTTACTATTCAATAGAGGATGACAGTACTGGTGAAGTTATTATACCATTTAGTACAGGTTCAATTGTTAGTTGTGATTCACAAGGTAATTTTTTTAATATTGATATGAATGCATTTCAACCAGAAAGATATTATAAATTTTTAATTAAGGTTGTGAGTGGTAGTGGTGCAGATCAATTATCTAACATTTATGATGATGGATTTGAATTTAAAGTGGTGAGATAATATGCCATATACATTAGAACAATTAAAAAAAAGAGACACATATCAAAAAATTGCTGATGCTGATAAAAATGAATTAAAAAAGTTGTTTGAGGATGAAGAGGCTAGGGCACAGATTTCTGGTTCAACTACTGATGCAATACAAACAATGAGAAGTGAGACTGGAGTAATATTATCTTATGAGGATCCTGAAAATTTAGGAAATACTTATCCAAGTAATTTGCAACTAGTTAGAGTACCGATAAAATACTTTGATACTGATGAGGAGTTGGTTGAAACAAGACTTAAAAAGGAAAGAAAATTTAGTAGTTTCAGACCAAATGAACCAAGAGATTCCAGTCCCGATGTTGAAACATTAGAGGCACAATTACAACAAAAGATTTTAGAATATGACGATCCAACCTTTAGTACAGGTCCAACGGGTGGTAAATTACAACAAATAGCCTCACAAGAAGCACAGTTAAATGAAGCAATAGCAGCACTTGAAGCAAAAATAGCAGAATTATAATGTCACAGAAATTTACAATATCAGAAAAAAAATTAAATCAAGTTATTGATTCTCAAGATGACATTTCGCTATTTGGTAAAGTCAATAGTAGATTTAAATATGAATATATTCATGTGTATATTAAAGATATGGATGATAATATTTTACAAGAAAAAGTTATTCCATCAAATGAACTTGAAATTACAGATGATAGGGTAATAGATTTTAATCCTGGTGAGGATTTAAGAGAGTTTGGTTATCGTGAGGGTTTATATAAAGTTTGTTATTATTTTTTAGGTGAGGTAGCTGGTGGACCAGATGGTTCACGATATCCGTACTACTATCTTAAAGGAGATAATTATCCAAAATGGGGTAAACCAAAACAACGCGTTAAAAGTAATGGTGAGATACATTACTATTATACAAATGCTGAAGGTAATATACAATTTCCATTAAAACAAGTTGCTAATAAATATGTTTTAACTGAAATGTCAGCGGATAGAGTTGAAGTATCTGTTGATATTCAAAACATATCACAATGGGATTATCAAGATAGGTTGCACCGTATAACACGGAGAAAAAGATACCCAAGATGGCAAGATACTAATGCAAGAGGTTCAAATGTATCTGGCGGACCCAGAGCTCCTTCAACATTGTATCCAGCTGCACATTGGAAAAGAGATCCTTCAGACCCGTATGTATTAGAACTCATACCACAATACGATAATGATCCTGGTTTTGATCCTGAAGTAGAAGGTGTGGAATTGGCTATTGATAATGTTTATAGATTTGAAGGTCCTCCGCCTAATGATGTAGAAGATGACTTTGATCCTACACAACTTAGTGGTGAAAGTAGTTTTCAAGACTCACTTGGTGATAGGTTTAGACATCGATATGTAGGTACTATTGTTGAATTATTAGATTATAATCGTGTAAGAGTTGATAAGAGCTTTGAGGATTATGAAGCAGAGATACGGGCTAACATACAAGATGCAATAGAAAATCAAAATGGTGTTTTTACATATATAGATCCACAAGGTTCT